CGTTGCCATCGCAGCAGAGAAAGCACTTGTGCATGGGGAAGACATTAGGGAAGTCATTACAAACCATCATGATATCTTCGACTTCTTCTTGCGCACGAAAGTACCTCGAACTAGCACTCTCGAATGGGGAGGAGAACAGGTTAGTAACATCATCCGATACTACATCAGCAAAGAAGGGAAGCCACTTGAAAAAGTGATGCCTGCTGCTGGTACTCCGGGTGAGTATAAGCGTGCTAACAAACTCACCGATGCATATTACAATGAGGTGATGGCTGAGATCGGCCCTGGTGTATGGGATGAGCGCATTCACACTAAGAATAAGTCTGTGTATGAGGAACGGCGCAGCGGTATCAACACTGGGTGGATGGTGCAGCTTGCGAATGATATCTCACAGGCTGAATGGGCGCAGAGTAATTATCATCCTAACGATCTTAACTATGAATGGTATATCGCCGAAACTGAGAAACTTGTGAAGCCGTTGTTGCAAGGGTCAATGTGATGTACTACAATGTGTGACAAGTTCAATTGAAAAGGTAATAAAAATGAATAAGTTAACAGATATACAAGGAAATGATATTCAAAAAGTCCATGGTATTGGATGCGAAGGGTGTCATTATGATTACAAAACAACTTGCGATAGTAAGGTTGAATCTGAAACCGGTGATATTTTTAATTGTTCTGGCGGGTATGTATTCAAATTGTTTGAAAAAACAAATACCAAAATAACAATCGAATACAGCAACGGTGATACTCGCGAGTTCACCGCCAGTGATGAGCTTGAATCACTCATCAACGATGGTGAGATGTTCAGCGTATCAACGATGCACAGTGACATGGGCTCACAGCTTGAGGTTGAGCTATCAAAGATGTATGCAGGTAATCCCATGGCTGCACTGGGTAATATGATCATGATGCGCGACAACGCAGAAGGTCTTGATACTAAAGCTGAGAAAGCCGTCATCATTGATGTGCTGACTGCTTGCATCAAGATATTGAGTGACGAGACAACATCGTATCAGTCTGGTATCACCAAGATTAATGGTGAGCCTGTGAAGCCAAAGTTGGAGGTGGTGAAATGAATAGGAAAGAATGGAAAACTTGCTATAGGCTTCTTCGTGTTGCAAAAAGAGAGGCAACTAAAGCGATTATCGATACGATGATGTATGGGAGTGGGTTTGTTCATATTCCTGCAGATGGGTCAGACCCTGAAAGGATTCATCCATCAGAAATGACGCTTGAATCTTTAGAAGAAAGTGGTGAAATAAATATTAAAACATTGTCTGAATTAAAAGACTATCAAAAGTCTATAATAAAACGCATTAATGCAGAAAAGAATAACACCATGTTTGTTCAAAAAGGTCTCGGTAAATAATGGGTGTCCGTGAAAACAAAGTAGAAAAGTACATCGATACTGAGGTAAAAAAGAACGGCGGTATCACTCGTAAGTGGGTAAGCCCTGGTCGAGATGGTGTTCCAGACCGCATCGTTATTCGTAAAGGTAATGTGTGGTTTGTCGAAGTGAAAACTATCGATGGTAAACTATCGAAGAATCAGGAACGTGAGCACAAGCGTCTGTTAAAAGCTGGTGCTGAGGTGTTCACCGTCTATGGTGAGCAGGGTGTTGATGCATGGATTCGTGAGGTGATGTTGAAATGATCTGGATGACTCCCTTTGACCCTGATACCAAACAATGTACTGAGTCATCAGCACCGACACAGTTCACCAACATCAATGAAGTGGTTGATGCTATTGGCATGCCTATAAAGAAAACAAAATGCTTTGCTATTTACGAAGGTATAATTTACAACAAATTAAAGTGGCATGTTGCTGAAGAGGTGTCGTTTTTGTGACAGCCTACTACAACGAGAAAGACAAATTCGCCGCCGCGTGGTTGCGGGAACTTATCAAGATGGGGCAGATCGCCCCGGGGGTAGTTGATGAACGATCAATCGAAGATATCCAACCTTCCGATCTTTCCGGATACACACAATGTCACTTCTTCGCCGGAATCGGCGTCTGGTCCTACGCCTTGCGCCGAGCTGGGTGGCCAGACGATAGGTCAGTTTGGACGGGTTCTTGCCCCTGCCAACCTTTCAGCGCGGCAGGCAAAGGAGATGGGTTTGCTGACGAGCGGCATTTATGGCCGGCATGGTTCCACCTCATCACCACCGCAAAGCCTGACGATGTCCCAGTGTTTGGTGAACAGGTTGCAAGTAAGGCTGGCCTCATTTGGCTCGACCTTGTACAAACTGACATGGAAGGAGCGGGACATGCTTTCGGGGCGGTCGATCTCTGCGCTGCGGGCATCGGTGCGCCGCACATCAGACAACGACTCTTCTTTGTTGCTGAAACCCTGGGCGACACCAGTGGTGAGGGACCACCGGAACAGCGGAGGGAACGGGATGAATCCGAGGGATTTACCGCGCCAAGCGTTCCTGGCGGGATGGCCGACAGCAAGTGCGAGCGATACCCGGAGCTACAGCAAAAAGGCGCAGGATACGTTCCTGGCCGGTCAATGCAAGAACGGACACGGGATGGACTTGAACCTAGCCACACAGATAACAATCCCGGCCCGACTAACGGCCTCTGGCGAGATGCTGACTGGCTCCTCTTCCGGGATGGAAAATGGCGGCCAGTTGAACCCGGCACATTCCCGCTGGTTGATGGGGCTGCCGCCCGAGTGGGACGCTTGCGCGGTTATGGCAATGCAATCAATGCCGAAGTCGCGGCGGCGTTTATCGAAGCGTACCTTTCCATTAGACATACCGTCGTTCCTGTGAATTTTTTATAATGAATCAGCTTCTCCCACCACAACAGCTGCATGAGTACCAGCGAATCTGCATCATGCATCAGCTCACTCATGATGACTCGATGCTGTGGCTCGGTATGGGACTCGGTAAAACTCCTATCACCCTCACTACCATTGTTGACCGGATGCGTGCAGCCCAGGTGCAGAAGGTACTCATCTTCGGTCCGCTGCGAGTCATACAGGCGGTATGGGCGCGAGAGGCAAGGAAGTGGAATCATACTAAGCATTTGCGTTTCAGCGTTGTCCACGGTACCCGAGAGAAGCGGTCACGTGCCCTGTTCGCCGATGCTGACATCTATCTCATCAACTATGAGAATATGAACTGGCTCGCTGAGCAGCTGGATCATTACTATATCTCCCAAGGTAAGCCGCTACCATTTCAGATGGTTGTCTATGATGAAGTGTCAAAGCTGAAGAACAGCACCTCTCTGCGTGTCGCTGGCGGCAATCGGGACCGCAAGGACGGACGTGGTGAGATTTATAAGATCAAAGTTACCGGTTGGCGTAAGATCATCCCTCACTTCAAGTACCGCACCGGGCTCACTGGTACCCCTGCATCAAATGGTTACATTGACCTGCATGGTCAGTTCCTGGCAGTCGATGGTGGCGTTCGCCTGGGTGAATACATTATTCATTACAAAGACAGCTATTTCACCAGCGACTATAGCGGCTGGACCTACACACCGACTGAGCTCGGTAAACAGTGGATCGAATACAAGATCAGCGACATTACTGTGAAGATGGATGCTCGAGATTATCTGGATCTGCCTGATTGCAAAGTGACAAACATGATGGTTGATCTGCCGGCAGCCGTGCGCAAAGCCTATAAAGAAATTGAGAAGGATATGTTCACCCAGCTGGACAGCGGCAGAGAAGTGGAGGTATTTAGCCGGTCATCAGTCTCTAATAAATGTCTTCAATTCTGTAATGGGTCACCGTATCTGAGCAGCGAATCACCGGAATTTGAAGCTGTACATGATGCCAAGCTAAATGCCTTGGAGGAGGTGCTTGAGGAAGCTGGTGGGTCACCGGTGCTATGCAGCTACACCTTTAAGTCAGATGCTGAGCGTATCATGAAGAAGTTTAAGAAATACAGGCCGGTGAATCTTACTGCTACACCATCAAAGGATACTGAGAAAGTCATCAACAAATGGAACCGTGGTGAAATCAAACTTATGATTGGTCATCCGGCCAGCATGGGTCATGGTGTTGATGGATTGCAAGAGTCAGGTCATATCCTCGTGTGGTTCGGGTTGAATTGGTCACTGGAGCTGTATGAGCAGATGTGTGGCAGACTCAACCGTCAGGGCCAGGCTCACCCAGTATCCATCATCAGGATACTATGCAATGATACGATTGACTTGGCTGTGGCTGATGCGATTGAGCGTAAGACTGATGATCAAGAAGGATTAAAGCGGGCATTGCAGCGGTATCGCGATGGTCATACCACCAATGATTTAGAGGTTAATTTTTTCTAATGATTAAGTTAATGTTAGGCGATTGCCTAGAGCGAATGAAAGAAATTCCAGATGGTTCGGTTGATGCGATTATTGCCGACCCGCCATATGGGACTACTGCATGCAAATGGGATTCGATTATCCCTCTTGAGCCA